ACAAAGGACTGTCTGTACTGTCACTGCCTAACGGTGCAGGCTATCTGTATCTACGTAGGGCTTTCATGAAGTGGTTCAATCGCCTGTCACAGCTGGCTCCACATGTCATCTTTGTTGGTCACTTGAAAGACAAGTATCTGACTAAGAATGGTAAGGAGGTAAAGGCCAATGACTTGTCACTGTCCGGCAAGTTGCGTGAGATTGCATGTGCAAACTCTGACGCTATTGGCTATGTGTATCGTGGCGAGGGAGACACAAAGATTTCGTTTGACTCTACAAACGACGACACAGCAGGTTCACGCTGTGAGCATCTCAGAGGACTGGATGCTAAACTGGAGTGGACAAATATTTTCATTGATTAAATAAGTAAAAATGTCTTTTGACGCAAGAATCGAATCTACCCAAGAGGTGGAACAGACAGAGACACCCAGAACTTTGACGGTGTCACAACTATTGGAGGATCTCAACAATGGGATTGACCGTAAGGATATCCGTAAGAAGTATGGGCTCACTCAAGCAGAGGCTAAGACTATCTTCTCTCACCCTAAGCTGCAAGGTATCAGGGTAAAGAGAGCGAAGGTCACTCGCATTCAGCTGATTGATGACACAGAGATGACTAATCCTAATCAGACTAGCATCCCTATGCCAGAAGCAACTAAGCTTGATGAGTTGAAGACTGAATCTAATAACCAGTTGATCGAGGCTCTCTACACAGAGACTCAGGACAACACATCCGAGAATGAATACTGATGGCTATACAATCTAATTCTTCAGAGGTACAAGTTGCCGGTGGTGGCATACCTCTATTCACAGGCATTGCTCCTGTATCTGTAATTGCAGTTAACCCTAACCTTGGTGAGCTACACTCTCTTGGTATTAACATGAAGACTGAGCCTAACTACACAGGCATACAGCTTGGTGAGAATATCAAGAACAAGGTTTGCTTCTGGTTGAGAAACGAAGAGCACAACTTTAATACTAAGTTGGAGATGCTGTTCGGTGCTGAGCACAGACCACAGTCTAAGACTGGTAAGTTCCAGATGACTAACAACTATGGTCAGATAACTTGGGCTGCTAACCCTGACTCTGCACCAGACTGGTTCAAGACTGAGGGTGTACGTCGTACTTACCCAGGCGAAGAGACACTGATCAACTTTGTGAAGTGTTGGGCTAACATACCTAACGATGGTGAGTGTTCATTTGATACTATCGACAGCATCGTTAAGGGTGATGTATCAGAGCTCAAGTCTTTGGTTACTGCACTCAAGGACAACAAGCTCCGTGTGATGCTTGGTGTTAAGGATGGTAAGTATCAGCAGGTGTACAACCGTTGCTTCGGCAGACTCAAGCCTAAGCGTGATGATGTATTTGTTCGTGCACTCAACGATGAGTATGGTACGTTCAATGCTGACTACAACGAAGATCTTATCTTTGGTAGGTACGAGCCTACAGTTGTAACACCGACGGAAGAAACTCCAGCCCCAGTAACTACTGACGACTGGATGTAATGAAGAGGGGGTGGGCGAACATTAGTAACAAACAGGTCACGTAGCTCACCCCCACTTTTACTCATGATACAGATAAGAAGAAGCGAAGATGTACTTACAAAGGACTGTGTGCTATCTAAGGTATCTGAGTATCAGATCTTTAAGCACTTCTGTCCTCCCTTTCAGGAGGTTGGTAAGAAGTTCAAGAGCGATCTTCGTGAGGACAATAGTCCTACCGTATCGATAGCTATGTTGAATGGTAGACTGAGGTATAAAGACTTCGGTGAGCCTGATCATAGCTTCGACTGCTTTTCATACATAGGTTACAAATACAATTTAGATTTTTATGGGGTACTCACACACATTGATCTCAACTTTCATCTTGGCCTGTCTACTGGTATACGTTCTCAACGGACTGTACGGAAGGTGGAACCAAGAATACGGGAGAAAACGAGATCGCAGATAAAGGTTAGGGTAAGGCGTTGGAATGCACAGGATGCATACTTTTGGAAGCAATTCAACATTAGTAAACATTTATTGTGTATCTTTGACGTTTTACCCATAACACATTACTGGATCAATGAACAACGTTTTACGTGCAATAGTATCAGCTATCGTTACCGCTTTGACTGCGGTTATAAGATTTACCGTCCGCTTGAAGAAGATTTTAAATGGAGCTCTAATGTGGGTATGGAATGTTTGCAAGGCTATCGGCAGCTCCCTGAAAATGGTGAGCTTGTATTTCTCACAAGTTCCCTCAAGGATGTCATGTGTCTGGCAAGTATTGGTTACCCATCCTTTGCTTTACAATCAGAAATGCTTGTGCCAAGCGAAGAAACCATCAAGGAGGCGCAAGCCCGCTTCAAAGAAGTAATTGTCTTATACGACAACGACTACACTAAGTCTTCTAATCCTGGTCAAACTATGGCCAAGAAGATATGCGATAAGTACGGACTTGACAACTTAACAATTCCTTCGCATCTTTGTGCAAAAGATATATCAGATCTTGTTAGAGATCATGGTATAGAAACAGCAAAGAATGTCATCACGAGGGAAGAGAACAGGTGCTCGCACCACAAGAAAGAAAGTCCGTAATGCAAAGAGCAAAGAAGTAGACGGTATTAAGTTTAGATCTCTGTTGGAAGCTCACTGCTATAGGCAGCTGAGGGACGCAGGTATCGAGGCTAACTATGAAAAGAAAAAGTATGTACTCATGGAGGGGTTTCATTATCCCTCAAGTTCTTACGAAGACAACGGTAAGACCGGGTTCATGGACAAGAAGAAATACAAAGTCCGTGATATCACGTATACCCCTGACTTCGTTGACCCTCAAGGAAGATGGGTCATAGAGTGCAAAGGCTACGCAAATGAACGCTTCCCGCTGAAGTGGAAGATGTTCAAGAAACTGTTGATGGAGAGTGACAGTCCTCCGGTGCTATATGTACCAAGGAATCAAAAGCAAAACATCGAGACAGTTAAAATGATTCTAGAACTAATAGCCCCTACAAGTTAGGGGCTTTTTTATTGACAACTAATGAGCATTAAGACAATTGGTAAGGCAGTGCAGAGTAACTCGGCTGGCTTACAGAAGCGGATTAACAAGTCCGCAGAGAAACTTGTCTTTGATGTTCTTCAATCTACACAATACTCCACACCGATTGCTTCAACCGTCCGTGAGCTGGTAACTAATGCCTGCGATTCACAACGTGAGAAAGAGATTGCGTTGGAGATATTGTCTGGTAAGAAGACAGTCGAAGACTACTACATTACACGACATGAAGAGGAATACAGAGATTCTAATTTCGACCCTAGCTACTATGATAGGGATAGGCTCAGTGATACTGATGGTGTCACTGTGCGATACACAGAGCGAGCTGGGACTGGCTATTGTGACAGGTTTAGTGTTACTGATCACGGCGTGGGTATTGGGGCGTCTAGACTCGAGGGGTACCTCGAACTGGGATTCTCCACGAAGAGAAACACGGCGGAAAACTTCGGAGCCTTTGGACTCGGAGCAAAAGTCCCGCTCTCAACAGGAGTAGATTACTACACTGTGGAGACTGTGCATAATGGTAAGCTGTTTAAGATGAACTGCTATGCATACAAGACGGACTTCATGATTGGTAAGTTTGAAGGTGATGATTTTATCACCCTCAGTAATGGTACACAGGTGTTCTACAAGAACGTAGACCGATCTAACTATACCAAGGTATCCTTTGGTGTGAAGAGGCATAACAGAAGTAAGTTTAAAGAGGCTGTGCAAGACCAGCTGAACTACTTACCTAACGTTACGTTTTGGTACACGTATGAGGATGAGACTACAGTAGACAATAGTATCACGAGCAAAGTCCTCTACAGCTCTGATAATCTTATTGTCTCAGACTCCTGGGGTTGGAGTCGCCCACATATACTTATGGTTAAAGATCCTAAGGCCACTACGGGTATTAACTATGGGTTCGTGGACTTCCGTGAACTGGAGATGGAACAGCTATGGGGTGCAGTAGCTATCAAGTGTCCTGCTCGTCAGGCATACATAGATCCAGACAACGGGAGCGAGATCGTTATACAAGACGGTGTCGATGTTACCCCAAGCAGAGAGAAAGTTATATGGAATGAGAATACGAAGAACTATATTCAAGGTGCTATTGAGAGGGCAGCTCAAGATGCAGCAAATGTAATTGATAAGCAGCTAGACGAGAAAGATTTTATGACATGGATTCAGAAGTGCAGAGACGTTCTTTACAAAGGGGACAGTCAAGACTCAGCACTAAAGGCTTTGGGTCATATTGTAGACAAAGAGAAGATCAAGCCTAGGTTTCCTGGAGACAAGTCCATACAGTACGCAGGTCCTGGTGGTTTGTTGAAGGGCTTCAAGGTTAGAAATGTAAGCAAAGTATTTAAGAAAGATAGTTGGAAGATAGAAAGAGAAGAAGTTGGATGGGGTCAAGTAAACTTTGACAACCTATACTTCGTCGAAGGCAATCCATCGAAACTTAAGGACCTGTACCTTATGAAGAACGGTGAGACACTGTCCGTCATCTCTGAACACTACCCGACGAACGTACACAATGACCCCAAGGTACAAGCGTATGTAGATAATGTAAATCTTATGCGTATTCGTAACTGGGCATTGATGAAAGATTCGCCGGTGATCAAGTGGGATTATGACGAGATCGAAGTACCTGAAGACTTCTCAGAAGAAGTAACAAGTGAGGAAGAGATACGTGCACAGCATGGTCAGTTTCAGAACCTTACACCTGCAGAACGTAGAGCATTGACTGGTAATCAAGTCCTGTTTACTTTACGTAGAGCAAGCACAGGCTATGAAAAGAAGTATGCTAACAACATTGATGACTGGGTATGGGATAAAGTTGAGGCACCCCTCAAGCTAATTCAGAAGACGTCTGTAGAAACGTACTATGGCACGTCTGAAGATGCTGATCTACTATACCTAGCAGCTACTATATGTGCACCGCAGGTCCCTAATTGGGCCACCGTTTATCCCAAAGCAGACTGCTGGGCTACAAACGGAAATGATACGGCAATTGTACGGAACCGCAACCCTGTATTCACAAACTTTACACCCCATAGATTCTTTAATGAGTATCATGGTACGTGGTACAAAGGTTTTGATGAAGAGAGGGCTAAGGATACTCCAATACAATTGTTTAAAGTTTCTGGTAAGACAGCTAAGGAGCTTGAAGGATCGAACGCTAAGCATATTAGTAGCTTTTTCTCAACCCTAGAAGATAATAAATGGACAATGAACGAACATGTTAGAGAGTGGTTCACAGGATGTATGCTCCCTGAAATACCTGATTGGGTATTGACTCTAAGGGAAGTTGACCCACAGTATAAAGACGTATATGAAAGATGTATGGCATACGTAAAGAAGTATAACAATCATGACAGGTACTTTGACACCAAGAGCTCTAGGTTCAAGGATGTTATAGATACCATGCGTAAGATGCATGAGATGCAAGTCTTCATGATGGATACTGATGATGCTGATGCTATCAAAGCTAAGTCTATGGAACTATTCAAAGTCGCAGACATTGAGGCTACGATAATGGATGAGGACATGCTTGTACTGGGTCAATACTTGGAAGAGTTCTTGGAACCTCTACGTCCACTCTTTGACAAAATCATGTTCAATGGTACTGATTCTCAGGACTTTTGGAGAGAGATTCGTTTGTATCTTGCAGTAAAGAACAGAGATAAATTCAACCCACCATCATGATATCTATTAACGTTATAGGTGACTTGATATCCGGCAGTTACGGCAACACCCCGTTCTCTCGTACATACGAGAAGGATATCTACGATCAGATGGTTGTGCTTGCAGATCAAGCAGACCAAGTTGATACGGTTGAAGAATACAATGGCATACTCGCTGAGTTTGCATTGTTAGCTACAGAAGATCTAGGTAAAAGAATACGCATTGCAAATATTGCAGGCGCTATATTCTTGAGCAAAGATTCTGCTGGTAGACATTTCATAGAGTATGAGAATGGTACTACTATCGATACCCCACTACCTGAGTCCCTGGTCAACAGGATACTTGACTCAATAGATGGTCGTATAGATACTACACCTCTCGCTAAGCTCTGGATGAGATGGCTACGTAATCCTATACTTCGTAAGAAGAATGAAGAAGGTAAAGGTGAAGAGTTCACTAAGCGCTTCTTTGAATTTATCGACATGAAGTACGTGCACCCAAGACTCCGTATAGAGTTTATGGAGGAGCATGGACTGAGTGAAGAGCTTGCTACCCAGCGAGCAACTATGTACCAAGTTAAGGTCACCAAGGAAGGTCTTGTCAATGCTTTCAAAGTATCTCGTGAGATACTGCATAAGTATGATGCTGAGACTGGGGAAGAGGTTCCTCGTTATCAGCGTACCTTCAATGTGGATACAGGTGAGATAGAGAGTGAAGGACTCCCAGAATTTGTGGAGGACAGACTCTTTGAGCCTGCTGTCTGGTCTAGCGGTGATAAGTTTTACTGTGAGGGCGCTAATGGATATTCTGATCCACAGTACTTCATCAAGGTTGGTTGTACACACAGACTCCCATCATGGGATATGGTGAACACCAATGATGATCGTAGCTGTGTGCCAGGACTACACGTTGGTGGTCTTAAGTATATTGCTTGGTACTCCGGAGAGATTCACAACGTCTTCGTTGATCCCATGCATGTTGGTGCTGTCCCTGATTCTAGTGACGGCGCTATTCGTTGCATCCAATACTTCGTGCACTCTAGCTTGGCTGGTGTGAACGGTAGTATGTATCATTCATCTAGCTATGCAGCTAAGACTGATGAGGAGTGGGCAGAGATGAAGAGTGATATACTTGAAGGTAATTCTAAGGTTGTTGATCAAGTAAACGTTTTGTAGTATGAGTATAGAGAGACTGCCCAAAGACAGTGCTATCTGTCTTATTGACGCTGACTCTCTGGTATACTATGAAATGGATAAAGCTACATACGAAGAAGCAGTCTATGGACTGGATAAGCGTATTAGTAATATTCTTGAGCAATGCAATACCACAGAGTATGCCGGCTTCTTAACAGAAGGCCGCTGCTTCCGGTATGGTGTAGCTGAAGATTACAAAGGTAACCGTAAAGGCAAACCCAAACCACCCATATTCTATGCTCTCAAGCAATACTTGAAGCAGGAGTATGGGTTTTGGGGCCTTGCCTCTTTGGAAGCCGACGATCTAGTTAGTTACTACTCGTACACAGATGAACGCAAAACTATTATCTGTTCACCAGATAAGGATGTGTTGTATCAGTGTGTGGGTATGCACTACAATTACCAGAAAGGTGAGTTCCTCCACACGTCTCCTGACGATGCCATTAAGTTTCTTTGGAAGCAGGTGTTGATGGGAGATAGCACAGACCATATACCAGGGTTACCAGGAGTAGGAGATAAGACTTCTACTAACTGGTTGAAGACTAGAACTAAAGACTTTGAAGGCTTTGTCCTTAAAAAGTACATTGAGAAGTTCGGGATGATCGATGGATTGTTTAAATTCCATGAGACGTTTCGTCTTGTCTACATGCTCCGCAGTGAGCAGGATGTACAAAGAGAGGCTGGTATTAAGCTTCCCAAGTTAGAAGTTTCACGTCGTATAAACCCAGAAGAGCTATGGTAGAATGTCAAAAGATACAGTTAACACCAGTCAATGGTAGGACTGTAAGACTAATAGGAGACTTTTCTGTATGCACTGTTGGCGAGACAGATGGACGTGTGTCCTCTGTTACGTTTGACTTTGAAGATTTGTTTGGCCCTTGCACCATAAGTGAGGGCGATACTATTACAGTGGGTACAAAAGCTAGGTTCAAGGTAAATATAATTAGAGAGATAAGGAGTCTCAATGGGACTCTCAGTCACTATGATTTACTTACTGCAGACCTAAACACTAGCAGCATTATGGCTATGCCTTTACTAGGCGGTAACCGTAGTCTGTATATGTGGGACAAGTTATTTGTCAATGCTTTTGTTGAGACGGAAGACCATAAGGATTGCATTGCTCTCCTTTACAGATACTCTGCTCAACCCGTGTTTACAAAGTTTGAATCCGCCCTTTGTTCTTTCAGGACGTTTATTAAGAGATATGATCCAGACCCGGCTCATGTTCTCTTTGTATTTGATATACCTGAGAAAGCAAAACCATCTTACGATCACCTGAGGGCTGGGCGTTACTCACAGATTGATGATGAGTACAAGCTCAAGATACTTCAGTTTCATGGTTATGACATTGATGGTCATACAGGTCAAGTCTTATTTCAAGCCTCTTCTCTACGTGAGCGTATGGAAGAAGATCTGCAGGTTCACATCCCTGAGGATGCTGAGCTCTACAGTAAGCTTGACATGAAGAAAGAGAAATACGATCAAGAGTACTATTCCCCTAAGAAGAAAATATTAAGATGAATAATAGATTAGAAGAACAGCTTGGGGATTGGTGGCCGATCCTCAAGCCTGTCTTTGACTCGCAGAGGTTTGCACTCTTGCGTGAGCAACTAAAGACTGAGTATGAAAATGAGGTATGTTACCCATCACCTGATAGAGTATTCAGAGCTTTTGACCTCACACAGTTTCGTGATCTTCGTGTAGTCATAATAGGACAAGACCCATACCATAATGGTATAGCTACAGGTCTGGCGTTTGCTACCAACAACGGTAAGATGTCTCCTAGCCTCAGGAACATTGTCAAAGAACTCCATGAAAGTTATGGAGAGGATGTAGATCCAAACTTTGATACATCTCTTGAGAGCTGGGCTGAACAGGGTGTGCTGCTTATTAACACGTCATTGACTGTTCGTAAAGGCTCACCCAACTCACACAAGAAATTGTGGGAGGGTTTTACTGTGCAAGTAATTAAACGGATAATAGCGAACCACAATAACGTTGTGTTTGTAGGCTGGGGTAAAGACGCAGCTAAGATGATCACTGATTGTTACATACCAAACGATAAACCTTCTATGTCCCTGTTCCCAGAGGACGAGACATCTCACTATGTGCTCACAGCTCCCCACCCGGCAGCTGAAGCGTACTCAGGTGGTAAGGCAGGTTTCTTTGGTTGTAACCATTTTCTGAAAATAAATCAGTATCTTAGTCAGCCGATTAACTTTATAAAACCTATACACGATGAGCGACGGGATTTGGTTCCAGGATAATGCCACCACCCATACTGCAATGAAATTTGCAGACACAAACTTGACAACTATAGAGGAAGTGAAGTATATTTTGGACAGCATATATAAAATGCTCGAAGAGAAGAATAAAGCCTACGGAGATTCCGCGTTGAACCCGATTAGATTGTTCTCTCGAGCTGATGCCCCAGAAGCACTTCGCGTCCGTATAGATGACAAGTTAAGCAGGATTAAGAACCAGGGTCTTCATGATAATGAGGACTCCATATCTGATCTGATTGGGTATCTAGTTTTACTTAAGGTAGCTATGAAAAGAAAGGGGGACCGTTGAGTCCCCCTTTTATTTTCTTCACACAAAGGTGAACTTGATAGTTATAGCTGCCTGTGACAGCTCTGGAAATTTAGCCCTGATCTGTTTATCGATGGCTGGTTGCAGGTAGTGTTGGACCAAGTCCTCCTCACTTGTTTCTGTGTGGATTCTAGGCAGTCCGTATTCACTGATGCCAGCATCTATATGTACAAATTTCAGGTCTTTGGAGCAGATTACTTTAACGACTTGTCTTTTCATGACTGTTGCAATATATGGTGGTATCTTCTGCGATAGGAGGTTGAAGGGATAACATGTGGATAAAATCTGACATGTCTATGACACCATTATTGTTAAAGTCAAACTGAGCCGCATCGTCGGATGGTGTGACGGGGTTGCCAAACGCCTGTAGCACCAGTAACAAGTCCATTATAAATGTGCTCCACATACTTCACATACGGGAACAGGACATCAAAGGTTACCCTTTTTACCAGGGATTATTTCTGCAAGAACTTAATCTTCTCCTCTGGGGTCAGGGTAGACAGAATACCATCAGTGATTGGGAGGACTCTAGTAATATCTCGTATGATCTTTCTATCGCCCTTCTCGTAGATACCTTGCTTACGCTGGTAGAATATCTCATCTTCTGGTGTCACACCTATTGCGTACCCAAACTCTGAAGCTCCTTGGTCTATCAAGTTAGTCCACTTCCTAAACAGGTTTGCCGTGGCTGTTGGTGAGTCCAGTATTCTTATGAACTCCTTAGGGTTGACAAACTGCAGCAGTTCCGTATTGAGTCTCTTAGCTTGGTAGGCAAAGAATCTCATAGCGTAGCTATCCTCATCATCATCCATCATACCTGCAAGAGCTCTACCTATTACGTATGTAGCTCCCACTATGGCTGCCTCAAACATAGTTCTACGTATGTTCTGTTGGTCTACCTCGGAGTAGCTACTCAGTCCCAGTCCTTGTGATGGTATGTTCTTGATGTAGTCAACAAAAGACAGGTACATACCTCTAGTTACTGTACCAGCTTCTTGGTCTACGTGGTACCCATCACCGTGTCCAAATCTCTTACGCAGCTGTGGCTGGAAGTAATTACGGAACAGTGTCAATATCTTACCAAGTGCACTTCTTTGGAAGTGTGACTTGTCACGTCTACCCTTTATCTGGTTAGTCTTCTTAGATACAGACCTCAATCTACCTACGAACTTGCCTTGGTCAAAGTTGGCAACACGTGGGTCCACAATAAGCAGACCATCCTTGTCTGTTATCAAGAGATCCCAAAGATCTGCTGGCTCACCCTTCTCGTTGTTGATGACCTTACCATTCTTATCCCTGAGCTTGCCCTTCATAGCCTTCATCAGAGCTATCATTCTAACTGCAGATGTCTGGTGTTCAACAGCATGCTGCAGTACAAAGAATGAATCTGTGGCCATGGCCTGCTTCATCTTACCACCTGTGATGTTCTTGCCCATCGAGTCGTCCGCCTCAATCAAGGCATCAAACATTATCATGGCTTGTCCAAGCTTAGTTGTTGGGGCCATCTTACCAAGGTCTGCTAATGCACCACCTGAAGCTGTGTACTCTGCCATAGCGGCTCTGTACTGAGAGCGGTTAAAGAACTGCCCTGCCCATGCTTCTTCCCATGTCATGAGATTGTCAAGGATAGCCTGGTTACCTGCCTGCAGTGTATTCAGCGACAGAGTGTTCAGTGCTGTAAGTACAGACACAGACGACGCTATCTTGTTTGCCTCCCCAAGTCCTCTTATGTACTGAGGTATATCGTATTGTCCATAGAAGTTTGCATCCACATACGACTGCAAGTGCTTGAACGTATTGGAGTCAACACCTTTACCCTTCTTGTATACCTGTGCATCTGCAGGAGAGAGCTTGTTGAGGATCTTAGATCCAGTTGCTGGGTCTGTCTCCAACACTTCTCTACGTGCATGTATATCAACCATAGTATTCACCAACCCTTGCATCTCAGACTTAGCCTCGAACATGTTGGTCATGTGGTGGAACTGCATCAAGCTGGCTGCTATGTCACGGCTGATCTCCTTCTCGTTCACTCTGTTCGTGTACAAGATAGGCACACCCTTTTGCATCTGCCCGTCCACTTCTTGGAATACACCGTACTCTATATCGGTAGCCTGCCTGCTCAGGTTATCTACCACCTGATCTTTCAGTGTGCTACCTATTCCCTGCTCCTGCATTCTATCAATGCTATCCTTTCTTATAGCAGGCATCTGGTATGAGTACTTGTCCCATGCATTAGTGTACAGGCCAGCTCTAGTACCCCTAGCTTGGTCAGCATGATATCTTTCTATCAATGCATCGTAGTATGCTTTCTTCTGCGGTGATTCTTGTATAGCTCTCCACTTAGGGTCTATGTACTTATCAGTTGGCATAGCCAGCTTACCAGAGAATGTACCATTACTTCTATTCCATCTAGCCTCATCGATAAGCTCTGACAACTCTCTTCTAAGTACAGATACTTTGTCCTGGTCGAATGCAGACGCTGAGTCCTTCAGCTGTGCTATCTCAGC